GCAGTGTTCAGTCCTAAAGCACCAATACCCGCACCAACAAGCTGAGAGAACCCTGATTGCGCCGGTGCCACATTGGTTAATTGGGACGATGTCGCAGAGTTAATGCTAGGTTTAAGAATGTTAGCAAACTGCCCGTACCTCTGAGAAGGCTCCGCCTGTTGCGCAAGCTGCTGCGCATAAGTAGCGTCAAGCTGCCTTTGTTGCGTTTGTTGACCCAGCGCACCAAGTTGCGACTGCACTTGAGCCTGTTGACCCAGCATACTTTGACCCAAGTTAGCGACGTTCGCCTGCGTGGTGCCTAATGACCCTATGCCAAGACCCAATTGGGCTGCTATCTGCCCTTGAGCCTGACCAAGACTACCTAGCGAAGTCCCAAGACCTGCCTGCGTCTGTGCAAACTGTGTCTGTTGCCCTGTTTGTGCGCCCCCAAGGCCTGTGAACTGCTGGCCCATCTGCAATTGCCGGTTCCTTGCCGCTTCAAAAGCTTGTTGTTGTGTCTGGGTTCCAAACTGGGCTTGTCCCTGTTGCCGGCGCTGCGCATCCTCAAAAGCTTGTTGGCCCGTTTGAGCACCAAATTGGGACTCTGCCTGTTGCCGTCGTTGCGCGTCCTCAAAAGCTTGTTGGCCAGTTTGGGTTCCAAACTGGGCTTGGGCTTGCTGACGTCGTTGCTGGTCTGCAAAGGATGCTTGCGCCTGTTGCGCGGCATTTTGAAAACCGGCCTGTCGCATACCGGCTGCTGTTCGACCTTGTTGCTCCAGAACGTTCCTAGCAAGTTCCGTTCGCTCAATACCCTGACGGGAACCACCAAAAGCGCCTGCCTGCACCGCTGCGGCGTCTTGTCTATTGGTGGCAATATCCCCTTGTCTGCTGATATCGGATAAAGCCTGTTGAACAGCTTGGTCTTCAAAGGGGTTTTGAAACTGCGAGATGGTGTTTGGGTCAAAACCCTGTGCTGTGTAGTCCTGCGCTCCGCCAAATTGTTGAGCTTGGTAACCAGGGGCCCCCGCAAACTGCTGCGCCGTGTAGTTTGGACCACCCGCAAATTGACCACCCGCACCTTGGATAGCCGTTTGGGCTTGACCCAAAGCACCCGTACCCGCAGGACCACTTCCTAGACCTTGAATAGCTCCCGCAACAGTTCCTTGACCTGCCTTAAAAACCTGCCCGACACCCTGGCTCATGTTTTGAAGCGTATTTAGACCAGACCCTACAGTCTGTTGTCCGGTGTTCAATAACGGCTGATACTGTCCTAGACCGGCCCCTACGCCGCGAGCCTGCTGGGTTAACGGATCAAGACCCGCAACCCCAAGAGTGGGCCGCGTTTGCGCAAGGTTTGAAACCCCTTCGGCCTTATCCAGAAGCTTGCGTTGCTGTTCCTCAATAAAAGGAGCTTGCCTGAGAAACTGGTTTGTTGTGGTTGTGTCAGCCATTAGGCTACTCCTCCTTCAAAGCGTCTCATCATATCGTACATCCGAGCCGCGCCAAGGTCCCTGTTACCGCCGCCAGCGTTCTGCACAGCACTCGCCGTCATTACAAATTCACCATCCGAAAGTCTCGCGGGGATACTATCAGAAGTTCCTGTCCCCGGTCCAACAACCTCGCCACCCATGGCTGCGCCCATGTACGTGTTTTCAGCCGCTCCTTCCCCTTCTGGAAGGAATCGCCAATCAGGACGGGCAGATGGACCACCTGTCTGGGCCTCAAAAGCACTGCGTGTGATATAAGGTTTTGAACTCCAGATGCCAAACAGTTCTTGAGCTTTTGGGGAGTTCTTGTTCTCAATCTCTCCCCAATCTTTATAGGCGATTGTTTCTTTTTCCGCCTTGCTGGGTTTGGCCTTAAATTCTGCTTCTTCTTTACTAAACATTCCGTAAAGTGCCGAACCAGCGAGAGCAGTGGCAGCTAGCGCTGGCGTATAACGCTTGAGAACACCCGCTGGTCCGGGATCAATAACCATTTTCTTATAAAGTGCGTTAGATTGTTCTACAGTTAAAGGCGCTTGGTTATTCGCTGCAAGTGCATCATTCCGAAATTTTAAAGCGTCCTCATATTTTCCCACGGATCTTGCCATAGCGGCTTCTGGTGAAGGATCAAGCCTTTTTCCAAGGTAGTCCATTGTATCCCCAACAAGCCCTTGTTGGGGATTAAGTGATGATTCTACGGTGGTATTTAGTCCCGCACCCTCAAAATTAGCATTTATGGCCTCACTTGATACCGGACCAAAGTCATCCATTCCGTCAGCAATGGCAGCAGTCGTTGGGTCCGGAGTAGGGGGGTAAACCGTCTGAGTAGTGTAAGGGTTTCCTTCTGTTCCTACGGCAGAGGTCCTAGGGAACTGGGGCGTTAATTTTACCGCAGGAGCACTCATCGGAAGGCCACCACCGGGGCCCATAATAGCGTCCGGACCCATTCCAGACAGAGTACCAGCACCTGAAATCAACTCACTTCCAGGGATAGCACTGGTAATTCCTGAAGGAGTACCGCCACCAACGTAAGTACCGCCAACAAACTCACCCGCGCTACCGGTCGAAAGTGTGGGAGCCTGCAATTGAGGTAGTGCTCCAAAACTGGGATCCATAACGGGTGCAGTAGGTGCAGAACCCGTAAGATTGGATAGGCTGGTTTGTGTGCCGGAAGCGTTCCAAGGCATTTCACCGCTTAAAGGATTCCAGCCGGTTCCATAACTCGCAGCGGAGAACGGATTAGCAAACGCTCCAGTCATGCCCGAAGAGATTCCGCCTGCGCCACCACTCATGGCTCCACTGAGGCCGCCCATGGCCAACGAACCAATACCTGAAATGGCCGCGCCTTTTAGAACATCACCCCAAGAGCCACCTTGCATCTTGGTTACCAAGCCTGAAGCTATCATTCCGCCCCACCCAGGCAGAATCATATTACCAACAATAGGCGCTATAATTGGCAAGACCTTCTTGAAGACCTTCTTTATGGATTTGAATATCTTCTTAAAGAAAAACTCTGGTTGCCCTGTAAGGGGGTTAATAGAGTTAAGGCTGTTTCCAACAACGTACCGGTTGGGGTCTTTGATCCCCATCATCGCCATCTGGCGAAACAGGTCTGCTTTCAGTTGAGGATTAGCTTCAAAAATCTCCGGTGGTATTACGGTCTCACCTTCAGCCGCGTGAACCATGAACTCATCACCATAGCGACCCAATGTCGCCAGACCAGAGGCCAAAGCCTGCGGTGTAGGTTCGCCGGAATACTTAGGGGTATTCAACATTACGAAAGCTCCAAGATATTCGCAAAGACCATAATCTTCGCCGCTATAGCACAGTTAAAAATGAGCGTGTCACCTGTCTCAAGGACGAAAGGTCCTGAGAAGGACGCATCTGCGGACGCAGAGGTGGAGGCTAAAGTAGCCAGTGTCACCTTCTGGAGCGTTACCGTGGCCGAAGCAGAGCTATCGGTTATCTTGCACAGTACCACTATGGACCCGGTATGGCTATTGTACAAGTTAATGTCCTTGACCATAGCAACCGTGGCCGCCGGACAGGTGTAAACCGTCACATCGCCTGTCGATCCAACCGTCGTAACTATGTTTTTGTAGGCAGAAGCCATCAGTCCATAAACCAGTTCAAGCCGTTGGTGTCATCTTCCCCGCTAATAACAGCGGGTAGGTCTGTCTTCGTCAGGGCATTCTCTATGTCGCTAACCAGACGTATCATTGTCTCAAAATCGTACTCCGGCTGTACCAGAGGAAGTGTCGTTTCAAGTAGCCGCGCCATTAGCGCCTGCCATCTGGGCGGATGTCCAACCGGAGATCGCCCAAGGTCCACTGTATGTCGCTCGCGCTACTCTCAACCCGGAGAACCGACGAACGGGACCGGGACCGTACAAAAGCCTGATCCGTGGTGCTTGTAACAGCACTCGTGGAGTTCGTGGAAAGGCTCTCGCCCGGAAAGTTCCGGCTCTTCAACACGTAGTTTACAGTAGTGTTGGCGTCTGAACTTGTTATGTCTATGTCAGGAATAAGGCGGCTTATAAACGAAAACTGTTCGCCGTCTCCAATAGAAAACACTGAGGATTCAATGAAGGGCTCCATGGCACTCCCATCGTCCGTGGTCCCCGTTTCGTGGGAATATATATAGTTGAGACTATCCGCAACTCCCGCCGCACGAGGCTTGCTGTGTAAGCCAAAATCAACCCACGCGGTTCGCGCCAAGGACCCAATGTCCCAGGTGTTATCGGCGTAGTTATACTTTGCATAACTGTCTATGTCGTCGCTGTCGGCAGAGCAATAGAACCAGAATACCTCGTCAAACATACGGTTTGCACCGGCAAAGAACTTCAACGACTGGTCGAGGTTGATATCGTCAAAGACATATCTAAGGACCGTGCAAGGAATAGTCTGTATCTGGCCCGCGAACATAAAGAAGTTCTCCGTGTCCATCCAGAAGACACGATCTCCAACGGCTGCTACGGCATTGGGCGAGATAACTGACGTGTTATTTGCTAGAAGGTTAAAAGAAAACGTAAAAGGAGGGCCAACAAACCTCATGCTGTACAAGGATGAGTCCGTCCATATCAAAATCTGCTGGCGTGTCTCAATACCTGTAATAATTTCGGAACCGGAGGATAACTTCTGGTCGCCCGCCGTGTTGGTTACTCTGGGGGTCCAATCGACGGAGTTCTCCTGGTCAGACCAGCGAACCAGCAAAAGGTCCTGGGCCGTGGTCCCTAAAGTGTTGGCACCTAAGCAGATAACGTGCCTATCGGTATCGGACACCAGAACTTGACGGGCAAGGGTCGGGGCGTCAGAGGCTCCAGACTGAGCACTCAAGGCAGTCGCCCTATTAGCTAAACCTAGCGTTGCATCCCAGTAGTAAATGTTGTCGTCGCGAACATTCAGTAATAAATCTTCGCCGAAGTTGTCCTGAGACCAGAGTCGAGTCTCGCCGGAGGTAAAAGGGGCAACCGCGATACCAAAACCGTAGAATCCATTGGCTTCCTTGACTACATCATCATCGGCATGTGCCGCTGCGGTGGTGCCTCGGACACCTCGAACAATCCCAGCATCCAGGTCATTGCTGGATTTACCTGTGTATTTTATAAGCTCGTCATTAATCAGGATAAGACCCACAAAGGTTACTGTGGCACCGCTGGCATGGATAGCCGCCGTGGTGCCGTCATCGGCTCTTGTAACCTCGCCAAGAATGTTTCCGGCATTCGTGCCGTACCGGATATACTCACTGCCTATAAGTATGGTGCCCCTGGGTGGGAAACCGGAAGAGTCTGAAAGACGTATAATCTGATCTACAACGGCAACGGCGGCTGAAGTCGTGGTTGATGCTGTTTCAAAAAGAGCCGCAGACGTGAGGTCTATGGATGTGACGCTTGCATTGATGCCACCGTCCAAGGTCGTCTGGGAATAGGTTAGGGTCTGTCCACCAAAAAACCCCGCACCAAATCCGGCTTGTGAGAGCACAGCCTCCGCCCCAACATGAATCTGGTAGTTGGCTATTACGGCGCTACCCCCACCCGCTGTTGACCCGGAAGAGGCCGTGCCTCCCGTGTCAACGGTGTAGCTATTGGCAGAAAGTATAGAGGCAATGGTTTGCTCTCTGTCCAGGTCGGCAGTTGTAAGACCGTCCATAGCGGTAGCTCCGCTGAAGGTTACAAAATCACCAACCGCCGCACCGTGGCTCGCCGCAGTTACAGTTATAATTCCTGACCCGGCGCTTCCTGTAAGGAAAGGGTTTGTACCTAGCGTAGCGGTGCTACGAATAGGCGTAATATCATAAAAGGAATCGCCATTCTCAATGTAGAACTTGGAAGTGGTTCCGGTCCCCATCAGCTTGAGGGCGTTCAAGGTGATCCAGCATTTAAGAGACCTAACGGTGCCTAGAATAGACGCTCCGCTGATCCTCTCCCACCCGCCAATCTTTTCAGGGCGGCCTTTCCGGAACCTGATTAGGTTAGAGTCAAACCAACCTTGGGCGTCAGCAAAAGACGTACTTTCCCTGTTAACCCCAGGCTTAAATTGTACTTTTGTCAAAGGCATCTAAAGCTTCCACAACATCCCAGCCATCAGAAGTAACCCAGCACCCGCCGAGCCAATAAGAATCATCTCTAGCCGCTTAATGCGCTCAATGGTCTCCTTCCATCGCTCCGCACAGACCGCCTCGTGAGTGTCTATCCGGGCGGACACATCTTTAGCCGACAGCGGCATCTGTTTCTTCTTTGCTGGCATCAGACACACT